TAACAATTTTAGCACGTCTAAGATCTCGACTGCTGGTATTGCCCTCCAGACGGGTACTACTCTTACAATGGGTCTTGCTGCAGCTGCAATCGTGGCGCAGATTGGCGCTGGCCAGCCTCCACTGGTTCTTGGTGCAGGCTTTGCTCCTAACACGGTGCTTACTTCCTTTCAAGATGGTGGCACGAATGATATTGCAGCTATTGCCTTTGAGCCTCCTACGCAGGCTGCACTTGCAGCAACGGCCCCGTTCCTCATTGTTGCGTATACGCTCTTTGACGTGCCGGAGCCTCAGATGAGCGCGTCGCAGGGCGCTGGCATCTCGCAGGGCCTTGACCTGGGTCAGTCCATCTCGTACGGCGGTCTCCCTTCCGGCATTTCCGGGTGGTGCAGCGCCGTCTCCGGCAAGGACCTTGCCCTCACGCAGTTCCCCATCCAGAGCTGTCTCACTAGCATGACGGCAACGCTCAATGACTGTACCGTCACGACCAACGGCGACACGCTCCGCGAGCAGCTGATGCTGACGTCGTCGCGCGACACCCTGAAGCAGCGCACGACGCCCACCAATGCCGACACCTTCTCGTGGGGACGCGACGACGTCCAGAATGGTGCTGGAAATTTCTCGACGTACTCTACCGCAAATGGTTATGGCGACGTTCCCAACGGCGCGTGGCCCATTGCCTGGTCAATCAACCCCACGTGTGCAACGCAGCTACAGGCAACGCCGACCACTTCAGTGCAGACAAAGGGACTTGGTGACACTGGCTCTTGGCCGTTCTTTGCTGCTGGCAAGGTTGTCAATTTCCTGCCTGTGACTTCTGTGTCTGGTTCCGCGGCAAATGGTGGTATTGGCTTTTATGTTGCTGCTACTTCAACGTCCGTTACGCTGCCTACAACGCCCGCATATGCTGCCACGAACGTGCTGGTTCCGTTCTTCAACTGGCAGCCTGTGTGGACGACTGGATTTCCGGGTGGCGACCTTCTCGGAAGCTTTTCTGGTGCAAACACCCTCTACACTGCCAGCACCGGCGCTAACCAGTTCATTGTGACGGCCGGTACAACTGCAGTTCTCACGCTAAACGTTGCGGTTCCGCCCATGAGCATGGTTGGTGCTCGTCTTTATGACGCGCTTGCCGGAAATTACCTCACAAGTGTTGCTCCCATTGCTGGTGCTAACACGGCTGTAAGTGGTGTCTTTGCCATTGTGACGTCTCTCCTCGCTGGCGGTCTCGGACAGGCCGGCTCCACTTACGGCCTTTCGTACAGCACTACGTCTACCGTGACAATCACCACTGTATCCGCTGTTTCCCCGTCTGGCCACGTCCTGGCCCTTTCGGGTGGTTGCCCGGCGGGCTACCCCTTGCCCGTGTATGGCACCATTGCGTGCGCGGAGCCGCTCATCATCTCGCCGCTCATCTGGGCGGACAGCGCCGAGTTTCAGTCGGTTGGCCTCTATGGCATGACGAATATGCAGTTTGTCCTCAACTTTTCTGCGCTTGGCTCGACGTTTGCGGCCCTAAACCCTAGCGTGGTCACTACGGGTACAATTGTGGGCAACGCGTCAAAGGCTGTGGCGTGCCTCCCGCTCTACATTGACGACCTCACAAAGCAGAACCCTAACACGGGCAATATCCTGCGCTCGTCAAACGTCCGTTCCGTTATCTCCGATGTCAAGTATGCCGCCGCCAGCGGTTCGTCCGGTCCTTGGGCTGGCGGCCCTGGCGCGGCCATTGCAACGGTCTCGGGCACGGCCCCGACGCTGTACACGACGTTCCTGACGCCGGGCGTTGACGTGCCTCTGCCTGAGGTTTCCACTGTCCCGTATGTCGAGTTCCCTCGTTACTTTTATAGCACGGGCCAGTCCACCACGTCGTCGGCGCCCACGATCAATTCGCAGACGATCTCGCTGACGTCGATCCCGGACATGGTCATGATCTTTGTCAAGCCAAACACGCGCGGCCCGTCGCAGCTTGATCAGTACATGCCTATCAAGTCCCTGTCCGTGACGTTCGACAACTTTAGCAACCTGTGCTCGAGTTTCCAGCAGGTCAATCTGTATGAGAGCGCCGTGGCTGCGGGTCTTGACATGGATTGGCACCAGTGGCGCGGCTTCACGCAGGCCCAGTGGCCCTCGGGCGTCCTGCCTACCACGGCGGCCACCACGGCGGCCACGTACTCCCAGCAGAGCCCGTTCACGCAGCTCAGTGGTGGTCCCATCCTGCTGCGCATGGGCACGGACATTACCCTGCAGCCTGGTTTGGCGCCTGGCTGCCTGGGCAACTACTCGTTCCAGGTCAATTGCACTATCGACAATTCCAAGGGCTACTACAGCTACGTGGGCAACCCCGTTATCACGGTCATTGCCATCAATACTGGCTTTTTCGAGACGATGCGTGGCCAGTCGGCGATCCGCAAGACGATCCTGCAGATGGCGGATGTTGCCGCTGCCACCAGTGACTCGGGCATGTCCAAGACGCACCTGAACCGCATGGTTGGCCGTGGCTTTTCCTTCAGCGGTGCTTCGAACCTGGTGAGCCGCGGCCTTTCGGCGGCGAAGAAGGCGAAGGAGATCAATGACCAGTATGGCCTCACTAACCTGGCGCGCACCTATGGCGGGAAGACTGGCGCCTCCTTGGCTGACATGGCGGACTCGGCCTTGAGCTCGGGCGCGCAGGCCCACGACTCGCTGTACGGCGGCGGGGGCAAGCGCCACCGCGGCTCGGGTCTGTAAAACTTCGTCGGTCAGTCCCATCAGCTACCCGTCGTAAATCGTCAACCAACGTCAGCCACCGCTAAAAATGAAGACGGTTGGCTCCCGCGCGGAAGTCTTCCATGGGAACGCAAAGCGCACAAGCGGGCGCCTTGTCAAGGATGACTTGATGAAGAATGCGGCGGGGCGCATAGTGTCAAGGAAGAAGCACGCGGCAGGAAAGAATGCGCTCAAGTTTCTGCACAACAAGGGCTCCATTGCCGTGAAGGGCAAATTTGGGAGCGCGCGCAGTGTGGACGTGGGTTCAACTGCCGTCGCTACCATCACTGAGTCCAGTGGAGGCGGCAAGGAGAAGCTGGATGCGGACAATTCCGGTGTTCAGCGTATTGGGGTTGACGTCGCTCCGGCAGTTGTTGTTGCAGTAGAAACGTGACTGTAGGCGACAGGCGTAGCACTCGTTTTGGCTACGGAAATTGAACTGGGGGTTGGTGTCGTTGTTGGTGTCGGTGTGGTTGTCGTGCACCATCCCCCCTAAAAACTTATCACGCAGCGCCACCCTAAGTTTCCGTGACAAGGAAGTTGTAACAAAAGGTTTAGGGTCCATTTCACCAACCCCGCTTTTGCCAACCCCGCTTTGTCGCTCTACAGTCGGCAAACATCGGCTGAGAAAGTGAATTCAAAACTCGCAAAGTTGAAACATGTGCCGACCCGACTTCTGCCTACCGTGCCCCCTTCTCCTAGACGTAAACAGAGGCTAGCAATCGGTCCCGGTCCAATCGGATTTGAAATAAGAGAGCTTGACTTCTCGATCGGGAGAGAATGTCATCCCACTCGGCCTTTGCAACGGGCGACGAGGACTACCAACTGCCAGGCGTGCCCGCGCTTCCCGTGACCGCGCGCCCGCCGCGTCGGTCGACCAGTGGCACCGCGCCCTCGCCATTTGCCGTGCCTGCCATGCGCCCTGGCTGGGCTGGTGGCAAGCCACCGCCTGGGTCGCTGCAGCGCGACATTGCGGCGCACGCGGCCGGGCACGCGGAGAAGATCTCGGACTTTTCCGATGACGAGGACTACCTGCGCGGCCGTGACCTGCAGCGCCGCCACGAGCAGGAGCAGCGCGAGCGCAAGCGCCAGCAGCCACCAAGCGATGACGACGAGGATGACTATGACGACGAGGATGACGAGGGTGGCTACGTGCTGCAGCGCTGCATCTGTGACGGCGTCTTCTGCTCTGGCTGCCCCCTGCACGGAGTCAAGACAAGCACGCTGGAGCGCCTGAAGTCGCCGCCGCCGGCCCCCGTGCCGCTGCAGCGCCAGGTGGCAGCAATCACGGGCAGCAGCGCAGTGGTGGCGCCCGAGCCCTCGTCGTCGTCATCGTCATCGTCTTCATCGAACGTGTCGACGCTGATGGAGAGCGCCGTGCGCGAGGCCTTTCGCCAGGGCATTGAGCAGGGCAAGCGCATGCAGCTGCCGCAGCAGTGCAAGACGTGCGCCGTGCGCAAGGAGCGCAACCGCCTGGCGGCCAAGGAGTCTCGCCACAAGAAGCGGCGCGAGGCCGAGATTGTGAACACGCGCAGCCTCATTGCCGCGGCGGCGGATGTGGCGGCGTCCCGCGTCACGCCCATGGTGGCTCCAAGCCCTGCGGCGGCGGCGGGCGCGGGCGCGGGCGCGGTGGCCGCGGGCGCGGACCGCGACGATGGGATCCCGCCGCCCTTCTAGTGTGCAACTGTGCGCTTTGAAGCCGCCTGTTCTATGAGCGCAGCCAGCGCGTCAATGTGTCGGTTCCTTTGCTCCCCATAGCACCTGAAAAGCAGCACCATCCCTTTCCTATACGCCTCATCACGGCGGCGGCGGCAAAGGTCAATGCGATCAAAGAGATCAAGGCCGTAGGCAAGGTCTGGCTCATCCCACAGCTGCAACCTCAAAACAGCGTACCCAATCTCCAGCTGGCGCTTATCGACACCGTCGTCTGACGCAGGCATAGTGTCGGCTGACGTTGAAAATGCCGAAGGGCGTTAGGCGACCGTTGGTCGTGAGCAAGCCAACTATGCGGCTCATTACGCTTGAAAACTGCGAGTCCCGAGACGAGAAATTCGGGATTGCCGCACTTGCCACGTCGCGAGCTTTCGAGACACCAAAGAGCCACTGGCCGTTTGAGCTGGACAGCCTGCCTGACGCGCAGCCGCGCTCGCAGTTCCCGATGCCATGGGAGGTGACGAGCGAGAGCAGCTTCCGAGCCTTCAGGGCAAAGCTGCCACCAAAGGTGACACCGGACTCTATCTTCACGGACGTTGTGTTGCCGGCTTTGGCGTTACCAACTGGTGCGGCACAACGGACACCCGAGTGGCACCAGGCACGCGCATTTGCCGTGACGGCTTCAAACTTTGCAGGCACAAGCGAGAACGCTGAGACGCTGCTCAAGACAAAGACCTACCCCATGCGCTACGGCTTCAACGGCAATGCCTTTACGGAGTGGGGGTCAATACACGAGAAGCACGCCGAGGAGGCCTTTATTGGCTTTCTAGCACAAATCGGTCACAAGGGTGAACTCGCACACCCACCGCATTTGCGAGACCCTACACGGCCCTTCCTAGGCTTCAGCCCAGACGCGCTGCTGTGGAGCGAGGAGCGTGACGAAATTGACCTTGTAGAATACAAGTGTCCAGCCGGGCGTCGATCGGGTCCTGGTCATCCGTATTCAAACGACAAGCTGAACATTCCTTCGCGTTACATGCCCCAGCTGCAGGGAAGCATGCTCTTATTGCGCGCGCTGTATCCTGCCGTGCGCTGCGTCCGCGCTTGGTTCGTTGTCTGGCAGCCGCACCAATTTTTCGTAACTCATGTGCCATATGTAGACCAGTTTGCCAGTAGAACCGTCGAGCAAGCGCGTACATTCTTCCACGACCGATTTCTGCCTTCGTGTGTCGACGCTGTGCATGAGAGGGATAAGCGTATGCTCACGTTTCCTACGGAAGAGGAGTGCTTCGCTTTTCACGAAACGAGTTCATCGACCAGCCTTGACATCAGCCCCACTCCGCCCTTTGTCGCCGCCTCAAGCAGTTCCTCCTCGGCATGCTTGAGTGGTCCTTCCGCGGCAGCCCCAGCCGTGTCCATTGCCGCTCCGACCTTATCGGACACTGTCTCCAGCACCTCCTCGAGCTCCTCTGCAATGAGCTGCTCGGCCTTAGGAAACGTAGCGTGAACCCACTTGTAAAGCCCACCCACCAGCCACGGCACAACGTACATCAGAAAGTCACGAATGAGCACGTAGATCACAATTGCCTGGATTGTCCACTCTGCCGTCTTCATCTCAAAGGGCTGAACACGCACATATGTAACGGCAGGGGGTGTACTCTCTGTGTTAGTCTGACCAAAAAGACCCATTTACGTCCTTTGTCAGTCGACGTCAGCGTAC